CAAAGTAAGAACCAGAGGCAGTAACGTAACCAGCGCCATCCTCATCCACTTTCGGGACGATGGAAGAAGCTTTCTCGTTTTCTTGATTTAGTTTCTGAACCTTTTTTAGCTCAAACCCAAATGCTTGGAATACATTGTCTGCCATATTAACCTCTTATAATAAATTGGGGGTGGAGAACCACCCCCGTCATATTACTTATAATACCTTTAACTAGTGGTATTTGACTCCCAGTACTGAATTGAGAATGCTACTTCGAACTCTTCGACAGCATCATTAGTATCGTATGATAAGTCAATCTGACCAACACTGTTAGGAAAACAACCACGGAAGTTATATGTCTTTAGTACACTTCCATCTTTATCTAGTTGTTCTACAATTAGGTCCGCTTGATATCCGACTGGATTAGTAATTCCCGAATTTGCACTATGACCGTTGATTCCGTTCATCCATCGTTCCATTGCGTCACGAACTTCAAAACCAGTATCGTTCATTATGGTTACTGTCCAATCTTCGAAGGTACGATCTCCTGCGATCTTTAAGACACGACCACGGAAAGGTACATCAATTGCTGGAACTGTTGATGCTGGTAATTGCGCAGATTTGCACATGAACGAAGTTAGTTCGGCGTCACCACCGGCATAGGCTGGGAAGTTCACGGTTGCGCGGAATAAATTAGCACGCGCACCACCACCTTTTAGCTTTGCTTTGAAATCATCTACTCTTAATGACATGATTATTCCCCTTATATTGTGCCGACGACTTCTTCAAACTCAACACCAGTTCGGACAGCTACGAAGTTTAAAGTTACGTAGTTGATTGAACGTGCTGGTTTGATGAAGCAAGATGCGATAAATTCGTTGCGGTCAACAACTTCTGGAGTATTGTTTGTATCATCACAAACAACACGGAAGTCAGTGATACCACGACGACCCTGAATTTCACGTAGGAATGGTTCTACGATGTTAACGAACTCTGCACGAGTAAACTCATCGTTGAATTCAAACATTACGTTTTCTCCAGCGCGACTGATCGCTCTTTCGATGACTAGGAATAGTCGACGAACATTGATACGATCGAATGCAGATGGACGTGAAAGGTGAGTCTTGTCACCAAACAACATAATACCTTGGCCAGGCATGCTGATAATTGGGTTTATACCCGCCTTGTACATAACGTCACGTTCTGTTTTGCTTGGGTTGACTAGTATTTCTGTGACACCCAAGTATTGGCCACGACGTGATCCTGCTGGTGAAAACCAAGGAGCAGAGACTGCATCTGTTGCAGCCATAACACCCGCTGTTGAAGATGCTGCTGGAATCCATTCATACTTATCTTCGTATTTGTTGTAAACTTTGATGTGGTTACCATCAACAATTAGATAAGAAGAATTTTCTGACAAAGCAGAAACATAACTTCCAATACCGGCCGAAAGACTTTCATTTAAAAGATCTTGATATTTCACAGATGCTACCGCAACACAATCTTTTCGTTGCACTGCAATCGAGTTTAAGTATTTGTGGATATTTGGAGCATTGAACTGTGCACCAGCTGGAGCAATTAGGAAATCGATTTGAATGTTTTCTTTGTTTGCGAATGCGTCATATCCCGTAGTGTACTCACCTTGTGTGAGTTGTCCGTTGCTATCACCATCTACCAATTGGTATTCACCTAAGATAGGTGCTGAGTCTATATTACCCGCTCCGTCGTCGAAGTCTACTGTTGCAACAGTAACCCAAGATGATTGTGAATTGATAACGTCAAGTACAAAGTTGTTAGAACCGTTTTCTAGTCTAGCACCCTGTTCAACAGATAAAAATTCAAACTGTTCTAGAACCGTGTGTGGAGTAGTTGAACTGTCAACAACAATGACGTGAATCTCGTTTTTAGAATCGTCTGGAGCTGATGAGAATTGCGATTCGTAATCCCATCCTGAAAATTCCGCTCCACCAGCAACAGAGACAAGAATGTTATCTCCAAGTTTGCCTGGATTCTTTGCGGTAAATAGACCGAACGAAGCATATGCTTGATCATCACTTCCGGCACGAACAACGTACAGAGAAGAAGAATATTTTAGGAAATACGAAGCGGAGAGAAAATCTCCGGAGTACGCATCACCCATGTCTGGAGTGCCAAAGACAGCAGCCAGTTCAGATTCGTTACCGACTAGAACAGGTGTGTTTACTGGTCCCCAATTAAAGTCACCTACAATAGCGCCAGTTGTAGAAGTGACCGAAGGTACTGTGCCCGTTAGGTCAATTTCTTTTATCTGAACTGCTGGTGACTCGGAGAATTTAAGAGTCATAATAGTGTCCTTTTAGTTAAGGTATAATAAGTTAAACATAATACGGAAAATAAATCAATGTATCTATTTATACTTTCCGAATATTTACCATAAGTCGGGTTCGTAGTCGTTCCATCCAGCTGTGCTATAAGGGTCATATCTATCTTCGGTTGGAATGTAATCACTACCATCATCGATAATTCCGAACGGCGGTATATCATCCTCAATCTCTTTCATCCGCTGATCAAACAACATCTGTTTGATATTAACGTCAGCAACATTACCGAACGATTGCGTCCCAACAAAGTATCCAAACATTACTAGATTCATCATCAAGTCATCATGATTACCATCACTGGCCTCAAATGATGTTCCTCTGGATACGAATGTAGATATCTCCATGATAGTATTCTCATCAACAATATCTAGTTTGTGACCTTCAATAATATCCTTAATTGAAGAGCATCCTATTCTCTTTACCTTCCTGTCCATACGGATACCGATAGCATCTGCTTTGACCGCAGACTCTAGGTGAATATTCTCATATTCTAGATCCTGATAAAGACCTACGCACACTACCATACCTTGGTCATTATTCTCTACGACGACATACGCCTCGTTGTATATTGTTGCATACTTGTATATAATGTTAGGATATAGTATAGGTGATATTCTATTATTGCGGTATACACAAACCTGCTTGAAAGGTTGAACCGATACGTCAATTATATTAAATGTAGAATAATCCTGACCACGCCCTTGACAAACATCGACAGTCATGATATACTGGTGTTCTTCGATAGGTTCTTGATACACTAAAAGATCTCCACCTTCATACCGATGGATAGGTTCTCTGGCACGTAAATCTAGAAGTACTTGACCCTCAATAAGAGTATTACCAGTACCAAAGAAAGTATTACCAAACTCTTGGTCAAACTGCAGCTGTGACGTATTTGCAATCGTCTGAGCTTTCCACTTCTCATCTCTGCCAGGCACATCCCACCAGTCTACACGGAAGGGTTTATACTCATTAACCTTCTGTACCGCACCTTCCCATATCTTCTGATATGTGTTACCAATACCGTTCGCAGTACTTGTTATGATAACTTTTGTATCTTTACCAGATGAGATTACTGGGTATGTTGATGTGTAGAACTCTGCCGCATTCTCTACGAAAGCAAACTCATCTAGGAACAGTAGGTTAACCGACATACCACGAATAGACGAACCGGAGGTCGCTGCAGCGATGATACGCGAGCTATTGGAGAACTCTATAGACCCTTTGTTGAGTGCCTTACCTCCCGGCTGGAGAAAGAATGGAAGGTTCTCTAACATCAAGGTTACACGTGAAAGCATCTCACGCGCAGTTGCACCTTTGTTAGCAAGGATTGCAATTGTCTTCTCTGGATGAAACAGGGAATACCATAAAAGGTATCCCACAGAGGAAATAGACTTACCTGACTGTCGACATGCGAGAACGATAGAGAATCTATTATCATTGAAATGTTCGAACATCTCTTCCTGATAATCATACAACTTGAATGGTACTAGACCTTTATCTAGGTGCACAACCTTAACATACTTCCTACAGAAATATGCGGGATCTTTCATACACTTCTGATATTCCCTGAGTTTCTTTTTGTCCCAATCCTCGGAAACGCCGTCACGTTTGACCTGTGGGTTTCCGAGATAACTGTTCTTGGTATATGAACTCATCTTATGAAGACCTGTAGAGACTTTCTTTTAGGAGCATCATGTCTTGTTGCTGTAACGGCATGAATTATCTTACCTTTTTGAAATACCGCCATACCTAAATCTGGTCTAATAGCCGTGGTCAGTTTGTCACCGTCCATTCGGAAAACAAAATATCCACCGTAGTTATCGTTCCAGTTATCGTTTAAGTAGAATGATGCAGATGATGAATATGCACGGTCAGTGTGCCAGTTCAGAGCAAACTCCCCTTCACCCTCATAATACATTACAAGATAGTCTTCATAATTGTTGCTAGACCCAATCGTAGAAATGCACTTGTCCGCTAACAGTTTGACCAAGGAGGGGTCTGATACTGGGTGTGTATTAGTATAACCACCCACACCATCTATCAACTCTTTTGGCCAAGAGTCGTTCCTTAGTGGTGTTGGGGACAATTCGACATTTTTATTCATGTGCGATATAATTCTCTTATATTCCGCATCGGTGAATGTATCGTCTGTTATCTTTACCAACTGGGTTTTATTTTTCCTACGTGATATTATCTTCATCATCGCTTTGATCAATAGTTTTTTCATCTCCCAACAGCATACGCTGAAGGTCTGTAGTGGAACCAACGAATAGATTATTAGTAGTTGAAGATTCTGGAGGTTTGTCTTCTTTGGTAAGCTCTTTCTGCTTTTTGTTGAGATCCATCAGTTTATCGTTGACATCTGCGATGCCTTTAATCATACCAGATAGAACCTCAAACGCACGAGGATGTTCACTCTCACGTGCGACTTCAATCATGAGTTCTAGGGACTCACGACCTTTCTCAATTAGGTCATAGTATGTATCACGAGAATATTCATAGTCTTGTTCATGCACAAAATTCCGTTTCTGTACATCATCGAGGATGGCAGGCGGGTTGCTCGAATCATTCATAATGTATTTCCTAATTATTCTGGGAAA